TCGCGCGGAATCCGGTGATGTTCACACCATCAAACTGGTAGAACTCTGGCTCGCCCATTGCGCTGTATGCTCTGACCGCGCATCTCGCCTTGCAGTTGGTCGTGATGTTGCGCAGGTTGATGTTGCTAAAGGGGATTGGCACGAAATTCGACAACGTGACCATCGCGCCAATAACGTCATCTGTGTTTTCGCAAATTGCCGAGAATCCATCGAATGTTGCGAAATCCTCTTCGGAGCTTACGAGAGACGCTGGGACAGCGCCTGATGCGTAGTGGCCCACGCCGCCCATGCAGGCGCCTCCATACTGCAGATCTACTTCGCACTGCCCATTCCCATCTGGGAAGAACTGGGTTCTGCACACGGATGGGTCATAGACCTTAGTGTTTTTCACCTGGCTCTTGATTGCTCGTTTTTGGCAATCTTCATAGTATCCGCCACTAATTTCACAAACATAATTTGCGCCTGCATCCGATGCCAAAACAAAAAGTCCATCACCATCCTGATAAGGGCCAACTCTACGAATGTCAGGATTGACGATAATCATCGTCTTTGAGTCCTGCACCATGACGCCTCTACCAACAAGACTATCTCCTATGGCATTTACATCCATTGCATATGGAGATTGTAGTTCCACCCTATCTAGAAGAACGCCTGCAGCGGGGTATATGTAGAAACCTGCTGCAAATCCTTCCGCACCTTCTGAGCGAGCCGCACCCCCTCCACTTTTGAATCCATAGACATTTACGCCGTTTACATTTGCTCGAACAGCAAATGCCTTTGCAGTAAAACCATTGGCATTGACATATATATTTTCGAAATTCAGAGGAATAGCAGCAGACGCCTGAACAAGCAGAGCAAACTGGCGACGTGCTCCGGTATAGTTGATTCTTCCATTTCTCAGGGCGGCAGGCCCTGTGTAATTTGGCCCTGAAAGCCCATCTCCAGCAGTAATAGTCAAATTACGTAGATCTAGCGTTCCGCCTTGGGCAGCAGACAGTGCAAAATTCAACTTTGATGACTCATCACTCCCATCCCCTTTGATGTTGAAAATTTCTGCAGTAAGAATCGCCCCTGAAACTCGTTTCCAACGCCTGCCAATACTATCAACGATAACTGTCCCCCCATTATCTGGAGTTGTAGAGTCCTCATCATCTCTATTAAATCTTCCCGCAATGCCCAGGGTTGTAATATCAATTGCAAAAGATTTGCCCGAATACAATCGCAATACTTCATATGACTGCAAACGTATTGCATCAGGCGCATAATCAATAAATTCAACCAGCCCAGATTGAGAAAAATTCGATGTTCTTCTATTTGAGTGAAGTTCATCAGATACAATCTCAAATTTTTGAAAATCCGGAAGTCCCAGTGCTGCAGATTGCGCATCAGCAAATGTTTCATATTCCAGGATTGATTTATCTAGGCGCGCCGGAATCCCTGAAAGCATAGGCTCCAAAGAACCACCAAGATCCTGAAACCATTTCTTCAATGTAGGAGTTGGGCCGGATGCGGTTGGAACTTCAGTAGTTGCATCACCATTGGCGACGTCATAAATGATCTGGCTTGCGTTTTCAGCCTTCTCAGTTGCAGCCTCAAGGCGGTCTGTAATTTCTGGAATAGTTGCCATATTTATCCTCACTTGCCGCATACGGCTTTAACTCGGTCGTTGTGTTTTTTGATTTGGCGTAGAGTATCAGTCTCTAGACCTTCTAGTTCTTTTGCACTAGTAAACCAGATACGTTCTGAAAAATCGCAATAGCTATCAGTTTTATGGGTTGCGGCGCACGCTGTCAGCAGAAAGAGACTCAATGAGGCTAGCGCGATCTTGAGAGTTAACGGCATTGTCTACTTCCTGTACGGTTGCTTTGACTTCTTCGGCTTTGATGACTTGATCTAGTTTGATTTCTGTCTTTCCAGAAGCGCGGCCTTTGAAGAAGGCGAAAAACAAACCTCCAAGGATAACCAATGCGCCAGCAAGAGATGCATAGATCATTTCCATTGCCATTCTCCTTTTTTCATTTGGTCACTCATGCGCTTAGCGCGCTCTGGCGTCTGCCTTGCCCATAGGCTATTGAGCATGCCTTTGCCTGCTCCATCATAGTCACCAGCTTCAACCATCTTCAAAGTGTTCTTGAAGCCTAGCAAACCATCAATGCCCATCTGGAAAGCCATACCAAGTAATACTGCTTGGCGCGCTTCATCCAACTTTCTCCACCACGGTAGCCGCTTATCAAGCTCAGAGGTGACTGAGTCAATATCTTCATTCAAGATAAATTCGGAAACCCGTGCAGAAATTCTCCCGCCTTTGCGTTTGTCAACCAAGTGGCCAACTCCAATTGTCCAGTAGCCTAGATGATCTTGATAAACATGCAAGACCTCACCCTCTTCATCACGAAGCTGGCGAATCAGATTCTGAGACATGCTTTTCTTCCTCATTGCGCAAATAGGATTGCTTGATAAATCTAGCGACAATATTCAGAGTGCTAAGACTTGCCACTATTTTAGGATATGTTTCCGGGGATACTATTTCCCGCCATAGTGGTGCGATTCCGAGCCCAAGTTGGGCTGCAATTTCCATTCCTGAGACAACCGTCACTGCGGCAGAAAGCCACACAGACCAAAGCCTGCGCCAATGCTTGACATCTTTGGATAGTGAAATCATGGCCTCTCCTCCCACATGACATGGATAGTGCCTAGAGTTGCTTCAGAAATTCCAGAGAGGGCCGTCAAACGGATTCCATAAGCTCCAGATGGAACACCGCGCTCATCATCTTGGCCATTGACAATGTTGGAGCTGTGTGAGCTGCCCTGATTGGTTGTCGTCCTCAGTCTCAGTGAATCAACGACAGTACCTCCCGTCAGGGTTCCACCTTGTCCGCATTGCATCTGGGATGCATAGAGGGGCTGAGGTGCTTCCGTCATCCGGTTTCGGCCAATCACCGGCAATTCAGTGAATACACCAGCAATTGTTGGATTTATGATGTTCTCCACTTTGATGCCACCCGCATCGATTTCAATTTGCTGTGACCACAAGATGAAATTTATTGGCATCTGAAACAGAGGATTCAGAGAGCCAGCAGCAGGAATACTGAACTCATGAAAGGTTCGGAACATGCGACCGGCGAAAAATCCGGTCTGGCCGGAATCTACGCGGATTCGTCGGTTTACTCCAAAACCACCATCAGTCAGCAAATCACTGGCTGGCGTCCCCGTGGCATTTTCAACGACAGCCAAAGTCAACCCAGATCCACCAACAATCCCAGAAAAAGTCAGGCGAACTGCAGAAAATCCGCCATCCGCCATTACCTGGGCGGAGCCAGAAGACAATCCAACTAGTGAGCCATTCTGAACCGAAGTCCAGTCTGCAGACCCAGGGCGCTGAATCTCAAACGTCACAGTACCTGCAGACGGCGCAGATGAAAATTTCAGATAGATCTTGGAAGACCCGGAAACTCCGCCAGGAATGGCAAATGTTTGTGCGCCATTAGCAATAGCTGGATTGAATATGTTCATCTAGTTTCACCTATTTCATTTCGTAGGAATTTTCTGGTCTATTTTTTTTAGCAATTCAATGATGCTATCGCGCTCCTTGAGTTCCTTCTTATGAGCGCGCCTCATTGAGGATACTTCATCCCGATGCTGATCTCGTATCGCCTTGATCTTGCTGTCGTAGTGCCAGCCGATAGCACCCATTACAAGAACTGCAACACTAACAGCTATACATGCTACAGCGACAAGAATTCTCATTCTGTAATTAGTGGACATGTGATTCACCAGACTTCCTGCTATGAGCCCTCGATTCATTCAGAGCCTCGGTCAATTGCTCTATTTTTGCCTCTAGCCTTGATATATGCGCCTGAGCCTTTCCAAGCTCTGTAGATAATCTATGCATCTCTGTAATTGCTTCTGTATAAAGCTCATGCATTTTTGCATCAGCACCAGCTCGTGCAACGTCTGCATCAACCCTGCTCTTAAACAGAGGCCATAATATTTTGATGGCTGCAGCGATTCCAGCGAATCCTACACCTCCCTGCAGCCACTCATTCCACATTTATGCCCCTTATCAATAACCTATTGCTATATATTTTATCTGAACGCCATTTGCTACTGCCAATGATGGGATGCCCCCACCTGGAGCATAGAATGCATTGAAATCTGCTTGTGTCGGTGTTGTACCATTTACTACGACATATGCCTGCTGATCACCGCTCGCGTTATACCCAGATGCTACGACCTGCAATACTGAATTAGGAAATGGAATCTGATACATCAATGTGGTAGTCGCAGTCTGAACACACGGAGCTGTATCCCATTGAATTATTAACCCTCCCATCCAAGTCGGGAATGTAATAAAACCTTTTGTTTGAAGTCTAATGCCGAAACCGAACCTTAATTTTTTTGGCGTAATGATTTTTGAATCATTGACACCATTATTCGCTTCAGATTGACTCGCAACAAGTGGAGCGCCCCTTACAGTTTCTGTTGGATCAGAGAATGAGAAGTTAGTCCAACCCGATGGAAATGACGTATTGTTGTTAACTCCATTAAGCCATAGAGTCGGATTAGATGCATCCGAAACCACTGCTCCTTGAGAATACCCGCCAATTGCAATCGCGAAATCTGAATTGAATGGAAAAGACTTGCCGGATTGTATATAACTAATTGCTAGAGTGATGTCATAAAGGACGCCATTCATATCTGTCCCATTGGGTGGAATTCCTCCTGCCTCAATGGGTTGCATATTTATTTGCGGGAAGCCTTTGTCATATCCAGCTCGGCCAGTTGCATTGTTGGATGCGTCAGGAATTGCGGATCTATCGCCATCAGTTGCAAAAGCTTTTTTAATGAAGCGAGAAATAGAAACAGGCATAAAAACCTCTATCAGATATTTATTTCAAGATCAGACGGCAGCGTGTAGTTCGCATATATGTCTAGTTTATCAATTGCAATGAAAAGATTGTTGTATACAGTATTGTCGTAGACAACGGAAACTTTTACGCCAGCTGGCCTAGGAAGAATTCCATCGGTGATGATGATTGACACTTCCCATGGCTCAAGATAAAACTCAAACACATACTGAAGTTCCATTGTCCCCGTCTTTTTGACGTATGCATTTCCACGCCCTGGGAAAAGATTTGTCAATGAACGATTCAACGATTTGTAATCAGTGGCAGATATGTTTGTTAGAGCCTTCGTGAGAATCAAAGCCCTGTATGCTTGGTCTGCAAGCCTATATGTCGAAGTCTGCTTCTGACCTGTATAGAAAGGTGCTTGATTGAAAGGCTTCCACGATCTTGTCGGCTCAGAGTCAAAGCCAAAATAATCACCAGCCTGTACTTCAAGATCTCTTCCAATGACTACTATGCGACCCCAGATATCTAGGCCGAATCCTTGGGCAGTATCTATATTCCAGACTACATCATAAAACTGATCACCCCATCCTCCGAAATATCCATTACGGTAATCAATAAGGCCGTTTATGATCGGTGACGCCTCATACTGCTTCATACAAGAGTCACCGTGATATCAGAAGCCTGCAAAGTAGGCGCTTGATCAATGCCAATTGAAACAGAGTCCAAGTCTGCAATTGTCGTTCCGACACGGATCTGGATAATTGAGATTGAATTACTTATTTGAGCAACGGAAGCATAATAATTTGAAGCAAAAATCAATCCGCCCATCCGAGCGCGTTGAGAGCCAGATTCTCCATTAAAAACAGAGATAACCGCACCCTTAACCAAGTCAACGATATCCGCCGGAAGAGACGGACTATCTGCAATCTTTACTTCAAACTTGATGGCAAGTGGAGTTGGTCGATTGAATTTTATTTCGTATTCTGGATATGGGTATGTATAACCCTCGGTATCACGAACAGTAACTGTAGTGTTTCCATTCATGTCACATCCAGCATCAAGCTTGCTCCAGATAGCATCTGCAATACTCTGGTCATCTCCACCAATGACGCCGATATAAATGCTGTGAGGGGCCAGCGGATAGCTGGTAGCGCCATAATTGACTACAGCATTAGTGAAGTTGTCATAGGCGAACACATCCAGAACACCATCAACATCCCACACAGCAGATCGAATAGCCGGAGGCGTTCCGCGACCGTTCTTGGCGATGCTCTCTTGACGACGGATCTCAAATGATGTGCGGCTCTCAACATTGCTGCCAAGCGTAGCTGGTGCCAAATTGGTGATTGCATCCCATCCGTTATAGGTCTGGGCGATGCGGGTCAACTCACCAATGCCAAGCTGCACAGGGCCAGTTGTACGACATGAGAACTGAGCATTGACAGTTCCACCCCCAATTGGGAATGTGATTTCCCCATCCGACTCCCAAATGTTGCCGGAATCATCTTCTGCCAATTGACCAGCAGGCATGACGACGCCAGACTGTCCAACAAGCTGAGCCTGCACGACAGAAGATGTCGCACCCTTTCGCTCAAGAAAATAGATTCGAGCAATGGCGTCCTGCATGCGACCCTCGGCATTGGCCGGATCAACCTGATTCACGAAGTACGCAACTTGAGCGTTGGCGTCGACAATATTCTGAGTCAGGTTGTCAGCAAGATAAGCTTGTGGAGTAGATGGTGTGACAACATCCAAATCTCCGCCAAATGCATCATTCGTGTCGGCCAGAATTCCAGTACGGATATCCACAGACTGAGGAACAGTAACTCCAGTTGGCGTAATTTGCAGAGCTGGTACATTAGACATTGATAACTGTTCCGTCAGTGAGTGTTACTTGAATTTGGCCTGTCAGGGTTCTATTCTGTCGATTTGCTGCGTTGAATTCTAGCACCGCCTGCGCTGATTGGACATTAGGCACGGTTCGGGCTTCTCGCTCATACCAAGACGCCATTAATTGGCGCGGTGGATTCTTGCCGAGAATATCAGTGTCGTATGGAATGCCTCTATCCGTGTCGTATGGCGCTTCACCAGACCACAGGCGACAGGCATTTGCCACAGTCTGAGCTGTGGCGTATGGTGCGCCAGCCAGAGCGATGCAGCGCTTGGCATCGACTGTTAAATCCCACGATGCGGGGTCTAGGTAGAGGGTTGTCAATGTGGGCCTCCCGTGTTGCCAGAGCCGGTCTGCACGCCGCTATGGGTGTGGTTAGAGCCGATATTTGTGCCATTGTTGGTCATTGTGCCGATTACTGATGTATTGCCATTTACTAGCAGAGAGCCATTAATGGTTGTTTCAGAATTGATTGTGGTTGCAGGGGCCGTCACAGTAGCGCTAGACCCGGCATTGACCGTAACACTCCCCGGCGTACTAACAATAATCCCCCCATCCGTAAACTGAATGTAGTGCGTAGGAGTCTTGTTGAGAAATCCACCAACATAGAGTGCGTCCGAAATATCGTACATACGACGGCTACCGGGAGGAGCGCCCTTTCTGGCATTCTTCATCGCCGCGATATCGCGCGAACAAAAGCACGCCATGCCAATATCCCCGATTTCAGGATCAATGATGACGGCCTTGTTTCCACCCTGCAATCGGAAATATGGAACATTTGGGATGCGTCCATACTGGTGAGTCTTGTCATCTGCTGTAATCTTATCCACCAATATACGTACATCAACAAACCCCACCGGATTCACGCCCGTTGTTTTCACATCCAAGACCTCCACCGGCAAAGAGGTGTTCATCTTTGACATGGCAGCCTTCATCAAGAACTGAATGACATTAGCATCAGTTCCCATCGCCGATAGACCGGCAAACCCTGGGTATTGCTTAGTATCTACTGTCATCGGTTCGCTAGAATGTTTGCCTTAGATGCCGCGTATTCAGTGAACCACGGGCCTCCAGGCATGTTGCAGGACAGATTGAACGTGGATCGATTGATAAACCACTCTCCATTGCAGATAGGATAGTCCGATTCCATCTCTATTTTGCAACCGATGTGCACATCAGGATTGAATAGCGTCTGAAATTCAATGTAGTAGGCGAACTTTTCCGGCCAACCAATAAGCCCAGTTTCTTTGCTGATCTTGATTGGATCGCTCTCACGAGGCATGCCAAACGGAGCAATTGACAAGACGTTTTCTGCCGTGTCTATGTGCATCTCTAGATTTGCTGCCTCCTTCAGGGATTGCAGCATTTCCATTGGAGTTCCTGCAAGAGTCTGGTCTATCAATACGGTCTGCACGCCATTGTTCTCAAACGTGTATCCAAGCTCTGTAGCAAGACCTGAAATCATATCGGACACCAAGCGGGGGCCGGGGAAGGATCGGGCATAGGTAGGAGCCAGAGCGCCAATGATCCCCGCGCGGGCCGAGAATTCCAAAGGTACATTCGGCGCATTGTTGTAGGCAGGAGCGCAATGCAGGATCTCTCCACGGAACACCGTACTGAATGCTCCATCGTCGTCAGTTGCTTCAACAATCACCACGTTTGAATTCAGACCTGGAGTCACGCCGTCATATATTAACGTCAGCCGATCCATGGTTTCTTGGTCAATACCGAAAATCTTCCCTCGGCAATTTGCGAAGTCAAATCCGCCAGTATTCTGAATCTCTGCTTGAGATCGAAAATCCACAATCTCCACCTTGTCCGGATCGCCTTCTTTATCGAAGACAACGGTAGCAAGGTGGAATGTGAATCTTAGGCGTCGCTGCTGAAAACTAAAACCCATCTTTCTCCCCATCCTGTGTATTCGGGCGGATCGCCGCCCTGCAGGTCTACAGAGACTAAATCTCCCGTGAATCCAGTATAGGCTGCACGGACGATTTTCGATCTGTCTTGAATGAGAACATTATCGCAAATCACGGTGCCACTTTTCGATAGGCTGATATATTGCCTGCCTCCAAGAAGCCTCAGGACAATAGTGCATGGTTGACCATCTAGAGTGACGTTCACTGATTGAGACGGCCTTTGCTTTAGTGGGATTCTGCTTATGGTCATTGGAGTGGCCCAAGGTCTACAGCTGTCACAGTGCGCTCAGGAATTGGATTGACTCGCACAGTTTGACCTACCTGCTCATTTTCTGGGTCTGCTGTTTTGGTGTTGGTGTACTGAGCAGGCAATTCACGAACCTGCTGGAACATACATTCAACTGTTACCATTCCCGCGCCTGAGTCGGCTGCACGCAGATTGCGATATCGAATCAGCGTGGCATTCGTCCAAGTCTTCTCAGGGCAAACAACATCATAAAGTTCTGTGCGTTCTACGTTATCTTCGCACCACTGAAGAAGCTCCGCCTTCTGGGACTCGAGCCCATCCTGGGTGAAGCGCAGAACAAAGATGTTTGGATGAAGAACTTTGTTATAGCTAACGAACGATCCTGTTTCAATTGGGTAATCTGAAACCATCGATTCGCCAGTGACCTCAAGCTCCACAACACTGCTCACATAAACACCGACATTCTGAGTTCCAGCAACATAGATGCCCCATTTCGGCGCGCCAAACAGGAAATCAGTCACCTTCTCAAAAAGCAGATTAGCCGCATTTCCAATCAAAGCTAGCGCTGCGCCTCTAGCCGGTTTGTTCAATAGGGTAGGAATTCCGAACATCAGCGAGTCCCGTAATTGAATGTTCTTGTCAACGCATCCGGCAATGCGCGAGCCACGCCCTGAGCATCTGTTGCCTGAGTGACAACCTCAATCTTGCCAATAGTGACATGCTGAGTGCTAGACGATGTTGATGCCACGGCGTTAGACAAGCCGGACATTCCACCGCCCGGAAGACGACCTAGAACTTGGCTCGCATAGCGCGATCCCTCGCCATACCCAGACAGGCCCTTGAACACAGTACCGGCATTGCCAATGCGAGCCGCAAGATACTGCGACATGAAGCGCAGTTGCTCGTCAAAGGATTTGTCTTTCAGCGGACTGACACCATAACCGGGCTTAGAGGCCGTGGACTCCAGCAGGCCGAATGGCCCGAACGCGCTGGATTTCACGCCTTCTTTTGTGTATCCAGATGGATAGTGAGCCTTAGATGGATCGTCCATGTATGCTTTATTACCGCCCGTCTCCTGCTTAATGATGGATTCAATGATGCCGCTTGGCAATCCCGCTGCTTGCTCAGCCGCCGAGATTTTGGATAGAGTAGAAGCATCAAGAGATGACTTCTTGCCAAGCGCTTGATTTAGCGTCACTCTGCCACGCACTTCTTGACCTCCCATGATGCGCTTGCTAGTGGCATCTGATGCTAATGCCTCTTGCGCGTCTTTACTACCAAAGAACGCCATGACACGGGCGACATTCTTGCCGATGAAGTCGCCTGCAGAAGTACCGGCCAAAGTCTTGTCATAGAGAAACCCACCAGCTTTGTAGCCTGCATAACCAGCCGCACCAGCAGCTACAGCTCCTCCAGCTCCAATGCCCCCTGCTGCAGCAGCTCCTGCACCCGGGAGTAGTCCACTCACAAGCTTCAGTGCACCAAGCGCCATCAGGATATTTCCCAGCCATCCATCCGTAAGCTTGTTGAGCGAATTGAACCCTTCAACAATAGATGTGACAACTGGAGCCATCCGCTCAAAACCATCCGCGATGGCTATCACTGCTCTTTCAATCGTTGGGAAGTGCTGTACAGCAAGCTCGCGTACTTTTCCGCGCACGCGTTCTAGCAAGGCCTCCCACTTCTCGTTGATGTCCTGAGCCTTCTTCGCCGCCTTGTCATCCATTCCAGGCTGACTGGCAATCAAGGCTTCAGCGTCCTTGCGTCGCTTCAGAATTAGGTTGATCGTTCCTTCATCAAGACCCCACTGAGCCAAGAGATTTGCTTGATCAGCGCGATTTGGAGCGCGTCGCTGAACCGCCTCTCCCATGTCGAGTAGAAGCGTTTCTAGGCTCTTTGCCTTGCCGCCAGTATCCACAAGACTGACACCCAAAGCCTGCAAGCCTTGAAGCATCGGCCCAGCAGTGCCGCCAGTTTTCCATGCCGTGATCTCAGCAGACAAACCACGGATGGTGGCTTCAAATCCCTGAGCTGTTCCGCCAGATTGCTTTACGGCTTGCCCCCACTTGTGCAGGCTATTAGCCGTGGTCCCTAGATTTGTCGCTAGCCGGGAAAGGTGCGCTCCGCTAGCAATGAGATTTGCAAAGCCACGGAATGCAGCAGTGCCAACGGCCATAACCCCGAAGAACTTGATTGCCGACTTCTGGAGCTGAGTGAAAAATTCCGCACCCTTCTTGCCATGCTCTTGAAGGTTCTTGGATGTAGTCTCAGCCGCGCCCTTGACCTTGTTGAGCTGGCCCTCGGTTTCTTTCGCACCCTTCTTGAACTCTTTGTTATCGAGGCCAAGGCGGATTACAAGTTCGTCAACTATTGCCATTCAGAACACCTTGGTTATGCTGGTCAATCATATGTATCTCAAGAAGGCGGTAGGCGTCATATGGGCCAAGCACAGTCTGCAACTCAACCAATGACGCCAATCGAGCAGACACCAGAGTTGCAATGATCCCCGGCGTATTTGCATAGGATATAAGAGCGCTTGATTTTTTGCTAGGCGCTCTTACCCCGAAATCTACTCGCCGCCAAGTGTAAAAAAACCAACGTGCAAAGCAAGGATTTCCTTGCGCAATTGAATGCGTGTAGAAACCTCTTCAATGTCACCAGGAAGCAATGCGCGAGTCTTGCCATCTGGAAGGCCAACGCTAACGCATGTGAACATCTCTTCTAGAAGAGGCTTGAGCTTTTCAGGGGGAAGCGAACCCAGCGCCTTGAAACCCATCGACGCGATTTGAGCCAATGGAGTATCGCCCAAAGAGCCAATATCAGGATTCTCCGATAGCAATGCCTGAATAGCGCGAGCAGCCCACCATTCAGCCTGTTCGGCTGGCATTTCGGTAATCACAAAGGATTTACCGTGGTCACGGCTTTTTTCGTTGTCGATGGTTACTGTTTGATTTCGGCGTGCCATTACTCTCTCCGATTAAAAAAGGGGCTAACTTGTAGCCCCCTTATATTAACCGATTGGCACTGCTAGCACCCGCTCCCATTCAATGACAAATGTCATTGGCTGAAGGACTCGTTGTGCAGTTGGCATGGCGGTGTAGTTCTTCAGGACGCCGCGAGACAGCGTATAGCTGTATTGGTTGCCAGGAAGAGTAATCACGCCATTCAGACGGAAGATCTGACGGCTCACGTCCTGAGCCATAACCAAGGCGTCAAACACTGCGCGGCTCTTTGAGTCGGCTTGCAATGTAATGGTCTGGTTATAGCTACGAGGAACCCAGCCCGCAGACAGCTTGCCATCTACTCCCAGCATGGTTTCGGCAGTATCCGCATTCTCCATGGCGAACGCAGCATCAGCCGCGTATCCTTCAAGAATGGTTGCCGCCAAGGCGAAATCTGCAGAAGAGATAGAGAAAACGCTATCTGCAGAGGTAATCGAACGATCAGCCATTGTTTACTCCTTTACAGAATAGCGATAGAGGGAAGCGCGAGTTGCTGAATAGAACCTCCATCTGTATAGAACAACTTGCAAGGCGGAGATTTGCGTTCACCACGGATCTGCGCAGTAGCCGGCAGAATTTGCAGGTAGTAGCCCTGACCATACAGTTCATTAGAGATATCAAAACCAACTTGTTGAGCAATGGCCGCCTTCTGGCTGGAGCTCAAATCAATGCCGACTTGGATGGTTCCGTTGTTCAATGCTTCTGCGATAGGATCTGCGCACCAAGCGCGAATCAAGGTTTCACCAGGAGGGCCATAAGACGCATACCCAACAGAACGCAGACCATACCAAAGACCCAGCTGGAGCTGAGAATTCAGGTAGATCTGATTCACATAGGTATCAACCCACTTGAACTTGCTGCCCGGCATCTGGCCGTTGTAAAAGCAATTATCCAGATTGCCGCCTCGTGCACCATATGCGCCGTAGTAGGTTGCGCCGTTGGACAGCACAGCGTTTGCATCGGCCAGATTGTTGACAGTGGTTGCCAAGCCTTCCTGAGACTTGAATGCAGCAGTGGCGCGACCATTCACAGCTTGGAAATCAATCGATGCAACATAACCACCGCTTGCAGCGGCATGGATTGCTTCGCCATACACCACATAGGTGCCGCCGATCTTGTTGGCGTTGACGATCGAGCCGAACACTGCGGGATTGTTGGCAGTTTTGTAGCCGTTGGCGTTATCCCAGGCGATGTACAGGTACTCATCATTTTGAGTCGTAACCCAATCACCGAAGCCCTTTAGGAATGCCGGTCGGTCAACTTCAAGAGTAGGAACAAACGTCGTGAAGAACGTAGCCCAGTTGTTGCCCTGATCCTTGATGCGATCCATTGCCGAGGCCGGAGTATCAGCAGCCACGCCTTGATTCAGCACGCCAGCGTCCAGTCCCAGAGCGG